CTTACCAGACACTTCACCTTTCTCATAACCTACGCCGTCGCCGTCGTCATCCCACCAACGCTTAGCTTTCTTTTCCTTTGCTTTCTTCTTGGCAGCTTCCTTGAGACTTTCAAGATCAGAAGCAAACTTAGCTCTAATAGATTCTTTCATGAGATCTTCCTTTTTTGGGTTGATAGTGACTCCTTTCTTTTTGACGGTTTTGAGCGTCGTCTTTTCAGATGGGTGTTGCATCACTTATCCCCCATGATTTCCTTGCGCCAATCGTATTTAGACTCTTCGCCCAAACGCTTGGCAACATAACCAGATGCTTTGGCGACGGCACGAGATCCAACGCCAACGACTTTCTTGATTCCTTTCTTAATTTTACTGGCGATACCAGGACCCTTCTTAGAAGAGTCTCCTGATCTCTGAGCAGGAGCAGAGGGTTTCCTAGCAGGGGTGCTACTCGATGTATCGGAGTCGGAATCGGAGTCGGAGTCGCTACCACCAGTGCTAGATCCACTGCTACTTTGTTTTGGTTTTGATGTTTGTGTTGACTTGTAACCATCGCTAGCGGCGCTTGCTGCGTCCTTAGCGAGGTTTTTAGCATGACCTGCTGCCTTGCCTGCCAGTTTAGCACCACCCACGATGCCCTTACGGACGGCACTAGCAGCGGTCTTCAGTGCTGCCTTAAACTTTTCGCGGCGACCACCAGCGGGGGAATCGCTGGAGGAAGACCTCTCGGCTGCTTTCTTCATGGCAGCACCAGTAGCAAGTCTATCCTTGGCTTGGTCACGACGACGTTGGATCTCGCCACGATCCATAACTTCAGTCAGAAGATCCAGTTGATCGATGCACTCAAGTGCCTCGGTCAGCATCTCTTCAGTTTCAATTTCCAACAGTGCTTCGACACAGATGTCATGAAGCTCATCAAATGTGAGGGTATCAAACTCCTCATCCATGATGACGCTCTCAATGAATGCGTCAAACTCTTCTCTATTCAGAGACTTCTTCTCATTAGGTGTCAGAGCACCACGCTGAGCACCTCTTGCTGCTTGCTTTGCCTTCACCTTAGGGTCATCAGACTTGTGACCATAACCATGCAGACCAGGGGAGGAAGAAGTGGTCTTACGGAAGTCACCTCTCTGCTTCCTAGCAAGATCAGATCTCTGCTTAGCAGCTTTGTCATTACCGAAGGTGGGTTTATCTGCAAGTGCAGTTGCTCTATCGGCAGACTTACCACCACCAGTTGACTTGGCAATCTTATTGCGGATTGCAGTCTCATCATGACCACGCTTTGCCATCGCTGTGGCTTCCTTAACGCAGTCATTGACTTCCTTGCCACCCTTCATCTTGGTGCCACGCTTCACATAACCCTTCCAGCATTTTGTGAAACCATTGTCATCAACTCCATCCATCTTCTTCTCCACCATCATCTGATGAAGATCTTCGATGTCAATTCCAACCATCATGTCTTCACGCTGAAGATTGAGACCAATGTCTTCAGGTGCCTTGGCAGTTTTCTTACCGTCTTTACTAACGATCTGATAACGACCGTCAGTCTTACGACCAGTAATCAAATAGGACTCACCCCCAGCACGGATAACTCTACCGACATTTCTGTCGTTGCTATGCTGCGACTTTTTCTTCGCAACATGGTCACGCTCTACAGGGAATCCAGCATACCCTTCAACCACTGGCTCATGGTTGTCGAATACTTCGATGACCTTAGCAGCACCTTCTCTCAAATGTGCTGTGGGCAGGTCGCCCTCAAGTCCATGCTCGATAGCATCCAGGATTCTGCTTTGCTCATAGAAGTTGTACTTCATAAGAGAAGCAGCAACTTTAATCTCTAACGTCATCTTTCTTCTGGTTGGAGTTTAACTATTTATTATTTGATAGTTTTTTGATTCTTACGAAACTCAGAAAACTTCTTGGTTGCTTGTCCAGGAGTCATATTCTGGACTGCAATTCTATATTTATCAGTGCCGACTTTCCACTCATTTCCACTGCCATCATCAGCAGAGAAATTAGACTGGTCTCGGTCGAGCTCTGCCCAAGCAGAGACTACACCACCACCCTCAGTAATTTCAGTAACGTGTTGCAACCATGCACGATGCTCGCCCATATACTGGTCCTTAAAGATAATGTAGTTGGGTCCACGATGGACAACCTCTCCACGAATACCACTGTCGTCATGCTCTACTATAGCACCAACTTTGAAGATATGATTAAGCATGTAGTGATCACGGAAGGTAGCGAAGTCCAACTTGGGAGCATACTCCCAAACAGATTCATGGACAGACTCCTTCTTCTTACCCTTCTTGTCGGGTTTGGGGGGAGGAGTCATGCCTGTTAACACGTCCTGCATCAGTGCAGCACTGTGCTTCCTGCTCATCCCTTTGGGCATTCCTGCATGAAAGGATTCGTGGTCCCCTGCTTGTGCGTGGGCTCGCATTTTACTGGCACTAAGATTTTCAATAGGATCATCAGAATCATCAGCACGAGCACCTGCCGACTTAATGTTAATCGACTTGAAGTCATAATGCACACCATTATATTTTTGGGTGAGTTTCTCAAACTCTTTCACACGGTCATCACCCACAACCATAGTCACATGCTGGTGACCCTCGTCATGGAGGTCACGAAGAATGTCAAAGATGTTGCGATGTGCTTCACTGTTTTGAATTGCTTTCTTATGATTGGGGAAGAGTTTCCTCATGTGCCCAACCTTCTGATCAGCGGTCAGCGGATTCTTCTTATGGTCCTGGCTTCTGGAGGGATAGATGCGATAGTTACTGCTGTCACCAGCATGTGCCTTAACAGCATCGAGAAGCTTGCCATGACCAGCATGAGGAGGATTAAACCTACCAAATGTAATAGCGACATGAGTATCCTCAGGTTGATTGGATTTGCTACCCGCCTTACCCTTAGAAGAGGTGGAAGGTTTCTTAGTAGCAGATTGCGCTGCCTCTCTAATGAATTCGATAAATCTCATTTGCCCCAGTCTTTTGCTACCGTGAAGTTTGCCCTAGAAAACTCAAGTCTATCAACAAGTTTCAGTGCTGCACCATCTTGTATAGCCACAAATCCTTCTGGACTTGTAACCTTGTAACCATTCTCGTCTTCCAAGAATGTGCCAATGCCTTCAATTTTTGACAACTTATTTATGATCTGTATCTTTGCTTGAATCAAATTCATGAATCCGCTAAGTGCAGCATACATTTTAGTCTTATTAGTATTTAGGTATTTGAGTGATTGGTCCTTCTTGTCAGTCCAATCCTTCTGGGACTTGGGAGTCTTCTTCTTCTTGATCTCTTGGTTGTATCGATACATAACAAATTCAGTGAATTCCTTTGCCATGCTAGTGCTGCTGCTAGGAATCTTCCCAGACTTAATGACCTGATTAAAATAGATCTTGAAGATAGCAGGAGTGGACACAGTGCCCTTCTCTGCAGCAATGGTATTGAGAAAGTCCTTACCAGTGGCAAGATTCCTTTCTGCAACTGAAATGGTGTTGTTGATCTTGTTTAACTCCGTGCTGGATAGGTTTGCTTTCCCATTCACATTACTAAAGGTTGAAGAGAATACAGCGACCTTCGGGTTACCTTGTAACTTACCGACATCAACCCCAAACCCAGCGGACATTGATTCGATACTGCTTCCAGTGTAATAGGTATGAAACACAATACCCAGGTCAGCATCGGAAACAATCTTCCCCATCTTGGTGTCTGCCTCAACGCAGTATGTGATGGTATTTGGTTTGAATTTGTAGCACCTCTTGCCACCCATAGTAGTTAATGCAGGGGTGCCAGTGAATAGTAGATCCCCCTGTAAGACGCCCTTGATAGGTAGAGTGCTGAGCATCTTCAGGCACAACTTAAGTTTATCCCTGATGGGGTGATCGCCATAAAAGGTATCAATGTCAGCATTGCTATAGCATACCTTAGGATCATTCTTGGCGAAGACAGACTTGGTGCCTACAAAGAATAGATCCAACTCAGGGTCAGTGCCACAGATAATAGCAGGAGCACCATCCCATTTCGTCGTCACCTTGACGTTGCCACCACCCTTACCAGTGGTCAGCATGTCACGGAGAGACTTCAGAAATCGAATTGCATTCTCAGCACCAGAATATCCATTGTTGATGATGTCATCTTCAAGGTGCTCAAGGTGTGTATTCTTTGCCATTACGGTTGAATTCCTACTCGGTCGTTTACGGGTGATGTTTTGTAAGACTTTGCTCTTAGTTTGAATTTGTCTGTGCTTCTAAGTTGATTGTATGCCCTATTCTCCATCTTGAATTCTGGCATACCGTTTCCACCCAGCTTGAATTTGTAGTAGGTGACCTTATTCATGAGGTAATCTACTACGATATTCCTGTATTGGAGAATGCCATCGTCAGATAACTTCTGGATAGCAAGTTGCATAATCAGCGAGACCTGATTGTATTTTGCTTTGCTTTTCCCAGACCCACCCAAGCGAGCATCAGTAAACTGACTGTCCTGATTGAATTTGGGGTAGTAAGTCGTTGCCATATCTGTCCACACAGAAGAGTATTGGTCCATGTGTGCCTCGGTCATGTTGCTGGGTGATGTGTCGGCTGGTATCGCTGTAAGTATATTACTCGGAAACCTGCTGGTGAGGTTGGACTCTTGTGCCAGTAGTCGAATTGCCTTGTAGGTGGACTCCGCCACCAGAGGACGTACACCATCGGATTTGTCGCCCAGTGCCCTCAAAACCTTAGCCTGGATTGTCTTTTCAAACTCAATCATAAAGTCATCCCGACTATTGCTATCCATAAATTCAACCAAGTCCTGAGGTTTGATCACGTTGGTTGTATTGGATAACACCTTAACGGAGAAAGGATACTCCCTATCGTCACCATCCTTAAGCTTAAAGTCAATCAGTGGCTCATTACCTGCCTGAGGAATGAAGACACTAGCATTATTTTTGTTTAGGTTAGGGAATCCAAGTCGTTGCATCTGACTCCCACCACGCTCAAGCACACAAATAGGTGCCATCATCTCACTAAAATCTTTCTGAATATCCTTAATCACTGCGTCGTAAGCAGAGTCGGTGAGGTTTCTATATGCAGTAACCAAGTCCGCCCTATCACCAGTAGAATGGGAATCGCAATACTCAACCAACTCAACTAAGAAAGTCTTGACCACTGTTGGCAACTCACCCCTAATTTCGATTGCTGTCTTGAGTGCCTCTAGATATGCAGGATATGATATCCATCTATCCAATGGAAACCCAGGAAATCTCTGAGGTTTCATATCGAATGTCTGTCCACCAGCACGAGTCTGTGGTTTCTTCAATGCTGTGATGCGGACCCAACCCTCATGAGGATCTCCACAAGATGCCTCACACCAAACAACCTCCAGGAATGTTACTGGAGTGGGTGCGTCAACAGGTTTGATATGGACAATAGAGTTTTTAGGAATAGTTTTTATCTTCCGAGATCCTCTATTGTCAGACCACAAAGGAGTGTTGATCTTGACTTCAGTCTCTACACCCTGCCTGAAAACAGAAACATATCTGTCCCATACGTCTTCTAGTTTTCGTCCTGCCATTAAAAAAGAGGGGCATCTACCCCTCTATTTAGATTAGAGATCACCCTGCTTACGATTCTCTGAGTAATATTCACTGAATTTCTCACCAGGATATCGAGCAGCAAGTTTCAACACGTTGATATAGATGACTTCATCGAGTCGCACACCCAGAGCAATGGCAGCATTCATGGCATACCACATCACATCACCCAACTCTCGGATAAGATGCTCTTCAGTTGCTGCTTCCCAGGGTTTGCCCTGAAACTTCAGCTTCTTAACGATCTCCATAAACTCACCTGCCTCAGCAACCAGACCAGATGCAGCAGTGTCAAGACGCTCAATGTTACATCCTGCCTTCTTCAGGTCACGATAACGTTGAATGAGTGCATCGAAGTCTTTGCTGGGACCGCTGGTGGTCTTATCAACAAATGCCTGATACTTATCGAAGTCGATCTTCAGTGGACCACCTTTGATTTCTTCACCCTCAGACGAAGACTCTGCCCTTTTATCTTTGATCTTCTGCTTGGTGCGATAAGCAGTGTTGAAACGATTGTCATTGTAGACATCATCAGCAGTCTTCGGAGCACTGTCAGCCATTTGCTGAGCAGCAGCTTCCATGTCTTCTTTGGTATCTTGGACACGACTATAACTCTCCTCTGCTGCTTTTTGTGCGTCATCTCCACCACCGAAATCTTCTTCAGCAGAGAATCCCTTGTTGACATTTTTCATAATTATACTTTCAGTTGAGAGAATTTACTTTTGGTTTCTGTTTTGGAGAATGCAAAGCGGTTGACTTCAGTTTCCTCTTCTTGATTCGCATCAAGGATGTCCATCTGAGCAGCCTGATCACAATCATACAGTCTCATCTTCGCCCTGTCAATCCCAATCACAAATCTCTTGTTGACTGTTGGATCGTTGTAGCGATTCTTGAGTTGCTTAACCATGATCTGATTCATGGACTCTAGGTCTTCAGTTGAAATAAGCGCAAACATAAGGTCAGCAGTTGCAGGAAGACCGAAAGACTCGCTAGTATCAGTAAGCTCCACGTCACTGCTGCCGTAACCGCTGCGAGTGGTTTGCGTAGCGGACATGATCGGGACTTTGAATTCCCCTGCAAGACCTCTGAGCTCTTCTGCGATTGCTTTGACATAGGTATAAGAGTTAACGATGTTACCTTTGTAGCGATTAGATGCACAGATGTTTAGATAATCGACAAAGATAATGTCTGGATGGAATCCCTTCTTCAAGGACAACTCATTCAACAAACCTCGGAAGTGACCGACGTGAGCAGATGCAGTTGGATATTCTTTGATGACTAACTGACCTTGAGTCTTCTGAGCAAGTTTCTCCATCTTGCTCGTGTATTTCTGCTTGGTCAATAATGGATCGGATAGGAATTGGATGTTGATGTCCAGGAGGTTCGCGTCAATACGCTCAGCAATCTTCTCTTCTGCCATCTCAAGAGTGATATACAATACGTTGCGTCCCCCGAGCAAGCAGGAAGAAGCCATGTGACACATAAACAGAGATTTACCGACACCTGTACCAGCAAGAGCGATATTAAGAGTCTTATTAGGTAACCCACCCTTGGTAATCTTGTTGAAGAATTCAAGGTCGAAGGGGATCTTTTCTTCTTTACGGTGGTAGAAATCATAACGAGCTTCAGCATCATTTAGATAATCGTGACCAACCGAATCATCAAAGCAAACAGCAAGTGCTTCCTGCATGATGGAAGGGATGGCATCCTGGTTGCGAGTAGCGTCCTGACCATCTGCAATCTTAACAGACTCCATGAGTGCAAGGTAGATTGCTCTTTCCTTGCACCACTTCTCAGTCGTATCCAACAACCATTCATCGTTGTATTCAGTTTTATCCAGACCCTGAAGAATTTCCAGGACCTGTTTCACCATTTCCTCACTCAGATCTCTCTTATTCTCAACCTCAAGGGCAATAGCATTGGGCTCAGGGAGAGTGTCATATTCATCGATAAACGATCTCACTTCACGGAAGATCACCTGATGAGAAATCTGGTCAAAGTATTCATCTTTGATGAAAGGAATAACCTTCCTACAGTAAGTATCATCGAAGATGAGTTTGCTTACTACGATTTCTTCTATTCCAGGCATAGGGGTTATTGATAGTGGAGGTAGGTGCCGATAATGTATTTGTCGTTGCTGATGGGTTTAAGACCAGCGTGGGGATACATCCATGTCGGAGGGAAAAGAAGCACGCTGCCGCGCTTCGGTTTCACTCGGTAGTCTAGCATGGGAAACTCAGTTTCACCACCCTCTTCCACATCATTTAAGTAAAAGAATAAGACAAGGAAACGTCTTGAGGAATCGTGATCACCCACATCGATGTGGGTATCAAACCGATCCTCAGTCTCATGAGAATACTTCTTGAGGCGAATCTGCTCCAGAGCATTCTTCGTTGGCCAAAACTGTGTGCAGTTGAGGTCTTTACCATAGAGGTCAGAGACTTGCTGGATGGCAGTGATTAACTGGTTGTGAATGATACCCCAGTTACCATCATGTCCACCTTCAGCAAGTGCTGTCACATTCAGTTGTGTGAATTGAGGACTGGTCTCACGCTCCCACCTTTCATGGTGAGCAGTGGAATCCTCAAACTGCTTGATGATGTTACGACAAAGGTTATCATCAAGCGCACCTTCGTAAACTCTAATGTAGTCTTTAAGATTCTCCATAACCAAATTCCTTTTGGGCACATTCATCTAGGGCTTGCATTACTTCAGGGGTGAAGTATTTCTCGGGATCTTTGTAAACAGCAGAAGGATAGACAGAAGACTCACCAACCTTAACACGATTTCCAACCTTCTCGAATACTCCGTATTTCTGACCCAATTCTAGTAGTCCATAATACTTATCCAGTCCACGCTGGTCGTAATAAAGACGGGTCTCAACTTCAGAATTCTCCTTGGTTAGACGTGACTTTGCTGCCTTACACTTAATGACGTTACCGACAACCTCGGTCCCATCCTTCTCCTTCTTCTTACTAAGATAGACGATAGTAGATGCAGCATACTTAAGTCCACTACCACCACCCATCTCCTTCATGGGGACATAGGCACCGATAACATCATATGTATGGTTGGTCACGACCATGGGGATGTTTGCTTTGCCAAGTTTCAACGTGAGCACACGAAATGCACCTTTGGTAACTTGGGATTTAGTCATATCTCTAACTTGTTTATCGTTAGAAACATCTTCCATCTCCTTAGATGTGGACAACATACCCAAGGAATCCAACACAAACATCAAAGGTTTACGATTCTCGTCTTTCTGCTCTAGATATTTATCGGCAATCTTACATGCCTGGTGACGAAACTCTTCGATTGTAGCAACAGGGACGATCACCATCCTCTTGGAATCGATACCACGATTCTCGATCATCTGTCTAGAAATCGCGGACTCAGATTCAAAATAAATGACTCCAGCTTCAGGATCAAGGTCGAGGAAATTACGAACGATACTAAGAGCAAAAAAAGTCTTCCCCGTGCTGCTCTCTCCTGCCAAGGCAGTAACCTTATTGGAAGGCAGTCCTCCATAAATGCTACCACTAAGTAGGGCATTAAGTATATAACTACCAGTATCAACGAAAGATTCAATGTCGCCAGCAGCAACCCCGTCACTAGCAAGAGCAGCGTAGTCATTCCCGATCTCTTTAATGATGTCAGTGTAAAAACTTGTCATAAACCTCCTATCTAAACATAAATTCTAGCGTGTTACGTTTCCTGGCAGTCCAACCAATCTGTTTAAGAATGGCACTAAGCGGATCTAGAAACGCTTTTTCAAACTGAGTGTCATAGTCAATGTATTCATCAACTCCAAACTCAGGTGGAAGACCTCTGAAGAATGAGATCACATTCTGGAAGTCTTCATGCTTCCCCGCACGACCTAGTTTATTAGGCGTCTTGAGAAAGATGTATTTAATCTTCTCGCCCTCTTGAATGAGAGGATACTTATTAGCGAGTTTCTTCTTCTTGATCTGATGATTGTAAAGAAGAGCACCCCTAACATGAATGGGACAGTGGTGTCCATAGAGAAGCACGGGGTCATGATACTGACCGATGTTGTTGCAACTACGAGGGAATGAGATCTCATCCAAAGGACGAGTCTTAAAGTCCTTCTCAAACTTAGAAACGAATGACTGTAAATCCTTCTGAGTGCCACTCATAATGATCTTGAGTGCCTCTCGAAGGGCAGTCCTACATGAGGAAGGCGTAGAAGACTTAATTGCTTCGATGCCCATGATCTTAAGTTTGGGCTCATGGTATTGGACACCCTCACTATTCCAAACGTTAAGGATGTAACGTTTCTTCTTTGTCCAGATGCCACGATTAGCGATGTTTTCTCGCTTCATAAACATCTTGTTTTCGTATGCATTCACATACGTTGCTAACTCTTGGTAGGATCGCTCGATGAATGGTTCGATTTGCTTCTGACAAGCAACATCGAGGAATTTAACAATCCTCTCTGTAGAAACATCTTGTGCATCAAATACAGAGCGGACAAGTAGATCAAGACAGAGATAGATGCTGTCAGTATCACTGGCAATAACATAGTCTTTACCTTCAGTTTTGAGTAGTTTGTTTAAGTATCCGTTGATCTTGTTTTCGATCCAACGAATCGAGACTTGACCCGAGAGAGTAATCGCCTCAGCGTTTGCCAGGTTGTAATACCTGAAGTATTGGTTGCCAATGGCACCATAGGCAGAGTTGAGTTGGATCTTCCTTGCCATCTGGATGTTGTTGAATTTGCTAATGCTCTTTTGAAGTGCCAAGGTCTCTGCAGGTGTCTTGGCATTCTCAAGATCTTGCTTAGCGGCAAGCATTCGTTTCTTGTAAATGGTCCTTTCATCGTAAATCTTTTGCATCATTTCGGGGAGAAACCCTTGGATGTCTTTGCGATACTGAGCACCGTTTGCACAGACTGCGTAATCACTATCTGCTTTGAAGTTTCCACTAAGGATCTTATTAACAGAGACACCCTTGGTATATCTCTCTTCGACCAGAGTCTCTGGAGAGATGTTGTATTGCATGATGAGGTGAGGATACAATGAGTTGAGGTCAAAAGACACAACCCAATCATATGATCCAGGAATAGGCTCCTTTACATATGCTCCAGCATACTTATCATCCTTCTTGGATGTCTGCTTGGGGGGCACAACAAGATCCCTCTGACTCAAGTAGTTGTAGATGAGAGTGTCCCACATCTTTACCTGCGAAAACACGTCATCAATATTCACCTTGGCATCGTATGCCATAGTGACTGCCAACTCAATCAGTTTCATCTTGTCTTCCAACTGGTCAACCAGATTCACGTCATGAATGTTGTATTCAACAAACCTTTGCCAGTCAGAAGTATAGAAGTCTTTGAAGTTTTCATACTCCGAGTGGTCCAGTTTTGCATTACCCAACTCAACACTGGAGATGTGATCGAGACTGTATGACTCCTGGGCGCTGTAAGTAAACTTCTTGTAGAGATCTAGGTAGTCCAGGATGGTCACACCTAGAATTTCATACACAAGATTCCTACGACCCTGCACCTCAATCTCTCGATCTCGGACAACATTCCAGGGAGAGAGGGACTTCTTCCACTTCTCACCCAGGACCCTCTCGATGCGCCTGCAAATGTAGGGCATGTCATAGAAGTTGTTATTCCAACCAGTGATGATGTCAGGAGTATTTGTAGCCCACCAAGAGTGGAAGTCTGTGAGCATCTCATGCTCTGTCCAGAAGACACGATACTCAACGTCAGGGGGAGGAGTAAACTCCCTAGTGCCCCAAGTGATAATCTTTTTAGTATTCACATCCTTAATGGTGATGCAAAGCATCTCCTCCTGACATGAGGCAACGTCTGGGAATCCATTCTCACACGCAACCTCAATATCGATCGTGTAGATACGCATGACATTCATGTCGTAATCTACCTCATTAGGATATTTCTGTCCGATATGCTGAAAGACAAATCGATCGTATCCATGCACCTCCATCCCATTTACGTCAGCATACTGCTGAATGAATTCACGGGCATCTTTAATTCCATCAAACTCTTTCAGGTGAGCATAACGACCGTCGAGAGTCCGATACTTAGATGGTTTTGACTGATTTGCTGGCACAAGAAACAGACAGGGAGACGCCTTCTCCCTATACTGAACGGGCGTCCCATTCTTGTAACCACGCACCAAGGCGTTGTCACCTAGAACATGGACGCTCGTATAGAATTCACTCATTAGGCACTGCTGACTTCTTGAAAGACTCTAACACAGTCAGATACTGTTTGGCAACCGCTGGTGACGGATCCAAAATAGTCATGACATCATCAGTGGACAAGAAAATATCTCTCTGATGGGTGTGCTTTGGATAGGGTTGGACACCACCATCATCATTGATGGTGCAACACTCTTGCAAGCAAAGTGCTGGCTCTTCATCAAGCTCCAAGAGATCAGCCAATAAGTAGGTCTGAGGGTGGTGCTTCAGAATAATCAACTTGGGTAGCATCAGTTCTTGCCTCGGATGTAGTTTGATATCTTGCTTGGTTGTAACGCTTGAGCACTTCAAGATGAGGGTCAGCAATACTTACAACTGCATTCAGTGTAATGAAATTAGATCCAACTGTCAGAGGAAAGTATGGAAAGAATCTCATCCTAATATTATTCAATTGTGGGGTTTCTGGTGGTAACTCCTCATCAAGAGACTCTACGAGAAAATCTTGCTCATCTGTCTCCAGAGTAACTGAGTATGCTTCGACGAATTCATACGCAAGAATGCGAGCATCGTCACCTTCACCAGACCTGACTTCTTTAATGTCAGCGATTACGTCCTCGCCGTTTGCCATTCTTGCGATTTTTACGGTCATAATCTTTTTCCATAAGTTGATCAAAGGTGTACCTTACCATATCCGAGAAGGCACGTCTAGCACTGATGTTTTTTTCATCTGCTAAGACGTGGACATACTGCAGAAGAATGTCCATCTCATGAGGTGGGATATCCAGCGTCAGAGTTTCACTCTTCTCTGTGTATGGTGGGCACAGATTTACATACATGTTCATGTTTATCTCCAAACAAAAAGAGACCCCGCTGGGCGGTGGTCTCTTTAGTTGCATACTATATATCAATCAAAGTTAGAGATAATTCTCTCACACTTCTCAAGATTCTTTTTGCAGAAGTTACGAACGTAACTATCAGCATCAAGACTCATAGTGTAGTGAGCGTGAGTATGCATAGATTGAATAATAAAAAGGAAACCAACCACCAACACATTAAAATGAGTAACAGGATGACGCAGGATTTGTTTAATCTTGGATGTCATAAATTTTAAGTTTTTGGTGGTCAGGAATAATCTTTTGTAATTCTACCACAAGCATCCCATTATTAAAAGACACTGCTCCAACCTCAACATCATCACTCAAGTTGAATCCTCTGGCGAATGTCCGAGTTGCAACGCCACGATGCATGTACTCTTCTTCTCCTTTAGTCTTCGCCGCCTTAGACCTGACTAGGAGGACGTTCGATTCCGTAGAGACTTCAACCTCATCCTTCGCCCAGCCAGCAAGTGCCATTTCGATCCTCCACTTGACCTCTGATTCTTTTACCAGATTGTAAGGGGGATACGCTTCGTTAACTGATCCCATTCCATAGGAATGCAGTCGATAAAAAATGTCATCCAGTCCGACGCTATAACGCTCAGCAGCGTCGATGATCGCACCAAGATCTTTGGTGCCAAACTTACGCAGTCCAGTCATTGTTATGCTCCTTGTTAAGCGAGTTTTATTGTGTGATCCCCGAAGGCAATCAGCATTATTTATAGTCAACTGTATCAAAAATAAGATGTTGTAAACCGAAAAACATATTCGGTTATCCATCAACAGTGGCATTTGATAAATAGTCAAGACCCATCAAAGAGAGAGATGAAAAAATTTCTACCTTTGATTATGCTTCTGATGGCGGCACCTGCACATGCCGATCTTATTACTAAACACTCAACTAGCGTTCAGTTGACTGTTGATGCTGCTGCCTCTCAAGCAACTCGTCTAGGTTCATCCTATTCTGTGAGTGGTTCTAATGTCTCTGCTACTCTTGGCGGTCTCACTGCTCCTGCTTCGGCAACTGCTGCGGCGACCATGAATGCTGGCACATACTCTCAAACGACTGACGGGAGTGCCTTTTCTTTTAGTGAGACATTCAACTCAGGAGATGCAATCCCAACAGGAACAACCGTTACTAGCGGTGTGGCTCCATCCCTACCCGCATTTGGAAGTGTCACAACCACTGCTGGTGGCGTGGCTGGTTCTCTCGCTGGTACTATCGATTCTGCTGGCACGATGTCATTAACTGCTGGTGGTGCTGGCACCTCAGCAACAGGACAATTCGTGTCTGAGATCACCATTCGATAGTTAATATATAGTCATGACAAGAATATTAGAAGCGGTCGGTCTTGGTTTGATCTTAGGGGCATTACATGGGGCAGTGCAGGCTGTCCCCGTGGTCCCCAACTTTACACAGGGATCGATGACGAGCCACACAGAGACAACACAAAAGATAACAGAGACCATCAACTCGATGGACTACAACACTGGATATCAGTATTCAGCATCTGGGAGTGGAATCACCGTCAATGGCACCCTTTCGCCAGGGACAGGTGCAACTAATGTAACTATTGGTGGCGTGACATCATCATGGACAGGAATAACAACCAAACCAAACTTCACACAGGCACTAGGAGGAGCAGCGTTTCAATTCACAGAAACGTATCAAGGTCCTGGTTTAAGCAATCAGACAATTATTCAAAGAGTAACGGAAGTTACAAGCGTAACAGACACAACCTCAATCTTTACCCAGTAATAGGGGCAATCTTTCTTGGATTATTCCCGACCCAAAGTTTGGCGGAGACTGTTGGTGGCGTTAGCGCCACTGCTGCCCCTGTTGCTAACAGTTCTGGTAGTGTCACTAACCAAGCAATCCAAGTCCTACAAGGTCCATACATTACCAACACCTACGGTGGTGGAATTCAATGTCAAGGACCAACGCTAAACTTCACACCCTATGTCACTGGTAGTGCTTCAGCACAAAGACCATACGAACCATACTATAACGATCCTGTCTATGACATGAGGGATCTAAACGAAGATGGATCTTTAGATAATCCTGGTGGCATTATATACACTGTGCCTACTAGGACAGGACAGAAAGATAACTACAACATAGGCGTTGGTTTCTCTGCTACATGGTCTCGTCCTCTTGATAAGAAACTACAAGATCAATGTAAAGAAGCAGCTGCTGCTAACATCGATCTGATGAAGCAAACAACTGCTAATAAGAGATTAGATTTTGAGATTGCCAGACTAAAAAACTGTGGTGAATTGATGAAGCAGGGCATCAGTTTCCATCCCAAGTCTCCATACTATAAGGTGTGTGCTGATGTAGTGGTTAATAATGTTACTTACATCAAACCACATATTCATTCTATCCCTTCGGTTTCAAGACCGAACGGAGTGCCCGAATCGCCTGTGTCCTCTCGCGCTGAAGATCTTGGCGCTCCGCTACAGACAAAACAGGAACAGACTTCCCCCTGATAGCAGCAATCTTTTTCATAACTTTCTTAACCGTTGGTTTGATGACCTTTAGTAGGACATCTGCCAGCGGTTTTGCCATAAGTGCTGATGCGGTAGCAACAACAGCAATACTTGAGGTAGTTACTACAACGCCAGCAGCAGGAAGACCAGCAACAATCTGCTCTGGCAGCGGCACCTTCTCTGTAATCTGAATACACTGGTTGCCAACTAACTGATAGTCAGTAACCTTCTTTCTAAACCCCTCAATGTATGTGCCGACAGGTTCCTTCGCTGCTTGTGCTGGTGTGGGGCAGTCTACCTTAGCAGTAGCAGCGGGAGTTTTAGGTATCGGTAGATCAGGTGATTCGGGAGATTTAGGTTGCCTTGTGTCTACCTTAGGACGCTGAGTAGGTAGCGTCTGGTTAGGTTCAAAGTTGGGTGGATTGAATGATGGCACTTGACCATCACAGAAGGTCATGTTACCCCTAGGGTCAACTTCCCTAAGGTCATCAGTTTCTCGTGTCTCTACACACCCAGGCATGTCAACCACAGGAGCTCCCATGTTTACCGTGACTGGTATAGGGTATCCTGTAAAGACTTGGGGTATAGAATTGTCAAAGATTTTCACTTCAGGAATTTCATTTCCCCGTATCTTTATTGGTTTGATTTCCATCAACAATCATTGAATACTTTACCAACTTGAGATCCAACATTAGATCCAACACGACCACCCAGTAAGGTCACCCAACCCGCTGCTAACCATCCGATGTATGGGATACCTACAACAGCAGGCACAAGGGCACCAGCGGCGATGCTAGTGCCTGCTAGAGCACCTTGACTGCGTGCTCCAGCGTCCGCCCTGATACACTCTTCGCTTTTCGCAAGGGACTTTCCCTCGGCGTCAGCACCTCCTAAGTTTCTAGCACCGTCCATAGTATATTGATCTAGGCGATACTCTCTACGTCTTTCTTGAGTGGGTCCAAAGAATCCACGCTTATCCTTATCCAATTCTAAGGATTTCTCAGATTCCAATACAAGAGGATCGTTTGCTTTATACCTAATCTTATATCCATCCCTGGTCGCTTCTACCTCATATGAAGAGTAGTCACCACCAGGGAAATTGATGACAGGAAAATCTGGTCTCCTAGTGACATTCATTAGATGACCTAGTACACCAATATGAGCAACACCGAAGAGTCCAAGTAATGCCAATCCAGCAATCTTTATTGGCGATCTTTTCTTAGTTGGTATTTCTGTTGGTGTTTCAGTCTTCTTAGTAGTCATGGGTTAGAAGGGGAGAGCGGGTCCTGTCGTCTTAGGAAGGGACGAACCACCTGGGATAGCACCACCAGTCATCTTAGGCATCTCTGGCATAGCACCACTGATCATACCAGGGAGTGCTTCTGTTACTGATGCTGTGACTTGTTCGATTGCTGCTTTCTTAGCAGACTCAATCAAAGCATCTTTATTAAGAAGCACATATGCACTACCGCCAATGAGAGCAGCAGAGGTGAGACCAGAGAGAAGAGCAATAGCGTTGATTAGTTTTTGCATAGTTTTATACCGTAGGCATTACAGGTGGCTCACCGTCCTTCTTAGGTGCAGTGGCAATTTGAATCGGGGCTTGCTCAATACGAATCGTTTGCGAAGGCGCCGTTTGTGCCGCCGCCGCAATGAGTTTCTCAAGATCTGCTTTGGAGACACCGCCAGGAGCACTGCCCTTGAACGTTCCGTCGCCATTCTTCTTTGCCGTCTGGACGCCAAAGGTAGCGAGCACCCCAGTAAAGACAGACGCGATGAAAGTCGGGTCAAGTTTCTGCTCGGGGATGCCAAGTGCGGGCGGCAACTTAATGTAAGCAAGGGTAAGAATGCCACCAGACCAAACGAGGATGCCAAGACGCACGAAAGTGCTAATGATGGCAAGGTGTTCCTCGCTATCACCAGCAGCTTCCTTGAGTTTAGCAAATGGTCCCTTCTTCTTTTCTACCTCTTTAACCTCCTCTTTAGGAGATTCTTTAATTTCTTCTGCCATGATGAGCCACAGTTAGGCTCATCTATTTAGGCTTCGGTAGGTTGACGTTTCTTACCAATATTATACTTAGACTCAAGAGTCCATTCATGCTTTTCTTTATAAGCAATGACTTTAATTTGACTCAGAGGTGCAGCATCTTTTACCATATCATCTTTAACAATCTCTACAAGTCCCCAGTCCGACAATAACTTAATGATACGGTTACGTCTTTGAACATCGTTCTCAGAAAGATTTGCACGCTTACCATCAAGCGCAAACAGTTCTTTAAAGTGAACAATGTAGTATTGACCTTTCTTGTGAAGAATGTGACAAGACTGATACAGTTTCTTTTCTTTACGAGAAGCAACTCCAATACGAGTAAGAGTCTCACGAACTTTCAGGAAATCATCAGGTTCCTTTAAGTTCACTTCTACCATATCTTCTTTTGTCCATTGAACTTCTTTAAGTTCACTCATCTTTTCTTACCCCCTTTATTCAGTTTATCTTTAATAATTTCAAGTTGGTTGTCGGTAAGAATCCTGAGTGCTTGCATTGCTTTCTCGGTTGAATAACCATAGAACTCTTTGACAAGTTCAATATCCTTCACCTTTTCTTTTTTACCCCAAGGAGAAAATCTCTTGCGAGGTCTCACCGTATTTATAAAGAAATCATACTGTAGTTTCTTATCTAGTCCAGGATACTGATTCATCTCGTTTGCAAACATCACTGTATCCATGTGATGTGACATACACTTGTTGATAATATAAGGAGGATAATTCTTTTCCCAAAGGGGGTCTTCATCCTCCATCAAATTCTTTTTAGAAAGATTGATAGAGTTCAGATAATCCTTTAGGGGATAACTCTCATCAAATGACATAATTTAGAAGCAAGAGTTCTTTACGTTGTTGCTGTTCCTTCATGTAATCCCCTACAGAACGCATGGTGTAAGTATGGTCATACTCATAAGGTTTCCAATCAATGAAGCGTGACTTGATTAGATTGGAGGAGTTATAGGAAACCATCTGGTCACAAACATACCTGTCGCAGGTATAGAAGAATTCATCATGGTCAAATCCTTTATGCATGTTGCCACGCTTTCCATAAAGATTTGACTTGATTTCATACGGAGGGTCTAGGTACATAAAGACACTCTTATCGTCTGTCATCAATTCATTGTATGACAAGTTAGTAATTTTCCAGTTTCTGATGAGGTTGCTGTAGTAAGGGAGTTTGTCGATTCCTCGCATCGAAAAGTTGTTGTCGGACGCCTGGGCGCTAAAGGATGAGGACTCAGTGAGACCAGAAAAAGAGCACTTGTTAATAATGTAGAAACTAACAGCACGGTCCTTAGCAGTAGTCTCTCCGATTGGTTTAGAGAGATACTCTTTAGCATCCAGGAAAAGAGACTTTGCCGAACTGGGGTCAATGTGCCTTTGTTTAAGTTGGATAAGGATGTTTTTAATTTCATTGCCGTTGTGCTGAAGTTCACGCCAGAAGTTATAAAGAGGTTCGTACAAGTCATTCACCCAGATATCTAGATGAGGATACATCTGAGTAATGTAGAGTGCCACAGAACCGCCACCAAGGAAAGGTTCACGAAACTCTTTATAGTCTTGAAACAGGGGAAAGAACTCTGCCATCTTCTTAATAGCACGAGACTTTCCACCAGGATAACGAAGGGGGGTTTTCAAAGAAGTCATTTGAAGTTGCACTCCAGCATTAGTTGAGTCAGACAAGCAAGAAGATTAATCTCCTGGTCTACAGCGAAAGCAGACTTGTATTGATACTCGGCAATAATTAAAACCGCTGCAGCAATACTAGGACCATCCATCACACCAGACAGATTATCATAAAGTTTACGCATAATAGAAGTCGGGTCAGCATCAAGATTCTGAGTCACCCACTTCTTGACATCGTTAAACTTCTTGTTCTTCAGTGCCTCTACAAGAGAGTCTACGTTAGCATCACCTAGCGTCGCCAGAATGCCAGTGTCGATAGACCCTGTGCTCGCATATCGTTGGAGTTCGTTGAGGGTGCGTCGGAAGTCGGGGAAGTATTTTTGTACGACTTCTGCCACAACTCTAGGAGCGAAGGTGACCTCCTCGCGTTGGAGGATATCTCGGCAACGATTGAAGAAAGCACCTGCCAACTCCTGCTTAGTTTGTCCACGAACATTGAACTCAACTACCGTCG